TATATTTAGTCTACAATCAGATATCTCAACCAAAAGAGGCCAACAATGACCGAATTAAAGCCATTCCTAGTGCGCTTGCGCCCAGACGTTAGAACATTGTTAGAGCAGACTGCCCAGCAACGTAAGAAACCTATAGCCGTCATTATTAATGATGAGTTGCGGTCTTCTCTTTCTAAGCATGGAGACCTATCGCAACGTCTTAACAAGATGCTTGCGTGATTGTCTTAGAGCTGCCGTTCCCACCAAGCGTCAATACTTACTATAGACGTGGCGCTCATGCCACCTACATGAGTAAGGCCGGGCGCGAATACAAGCAAGCTGTGGCCGAGTACATAGCGAGCGGAGACTTCCCTAAGATGGGTGATAAGAGGCTCTGTGTCAGTATGGTTATCTGGCCAAGAGATAGAAGGGTCTTTGATTTGGACAATCGTTTAAAGTCGGTGCTAGATAGCATCCAGGATGCGGGTCTTTTCCATTCCGATAGCCAGGTGGACGAGCTGTGCATCTATCGTGGCTCACACATTGTGCCGGGTGGATCAATTAAGGTAATGATTGAAGAGATTAAATGAACTATTTAAGCGTATGTAGTGGAGTTGAGGCAGCGACAGTTGCTTGGCATCACATGGGATGGAAACCAGTTGGCTTTAGTGAAATAGAAAAGTTCCCATCACAAGTATTAGCGCATCACTATCCAAGCGTTACCAACTTTGGTGACATGACAAAATACAAGGAGTGGGATATCAATGACACAGTTGGACTTTTGGTTGGAGGAACTCCATGCCAATCATTCTCAGTTGCCGGACTTAGAAAAGGACTTGAAGACCCAAGGGGAAACCTTGCCCTCACCTATGTTGGAATTCTTGACAAGTTTAGACCCAAGTGGTTCATATGGGAAAACGTGCCGGGTGTCCTCAGTTCAGGTGGTGGAAGGGATTTTGGTTCCTTTCTCGGAGCGGTGGCAGAATGCGGGTATGGGTTCGCATATCGGGTGCTTGACGCTCAATATTTCGGAGTCGCACAGCGGAGAAGAAGAGTCTTTGTTGTCGGATATCTTGGAGATTGGAGACCTCCCGCAGAAGTATTATTTGAGTCCGAGAGCCTGTCAAGGAATCTTAAACCGAGCAGAAAGACGAGGCAAAGTGTTGCCGGCTATGTTGAAAGCAGCTTTGGACAATATCGCGAAGATGTCATTGCGGGAACAACCAAAGCAAGTGGAGGAGTCTTAAGCGGTGGTTCAGAAACATTTATCGTAGGTGCATTGGATACAGAGTGTGGTGGTCAAAAATTAAGCCATCAATCAATCAAGAGTGGGCATATATTTGCTGTTTACGAAAATCATCCATCGGATAGCAGAGTAAGAGAAATGGGCGAGGTATGCCAAACAGTAACCAGTACATGGGGTTCTGGCGGTGGCAACATACCTTTCGTGCAAAATATTGCTTATGAATGGCATAACCAAGATAGCAGAATTAAACCAATTCAAGTTGCTGCTACATTAAATTGCAATGCTAGTGGCAGAGAAGGACATTTAGTGCAATCTATTGGTTTTACTCAATGCGATGCAGCAAGAGACGTTGGACAGAATATAAGTCCAACACTAAGGTCTGGCGGTGATGGTGGATATCCAGCTCATTCGGTTGTTTATTCTTTTGATAGTTTGGCCAGCAATTCAATGAAATCAAAAAATCCATTAAGCGGATGTAGGCAAGTTGAGTTATCCAAAACAATTGACACAACCTACCCATGCCCAAGTAAAAACCAAGGCGGCATAGGAATAATGCAAAGCATGGCAGTACGCAGACTGACACCAGTTGAGTGCGAGAGATTACAAGGTTTTCCTGATAACTACACAAACATCAAAGAGAACTGCCCAGACGGCCCAAGATATAAAGCAATGGGCAACTCAATGGCTGTGCCGGTGATGCGGTGGATTGGTGAACGAATAAATAGGCTAGAACATGGGAACCCATGATAAAGACGTATACACAAAGGCTGTACAGGCTGAGTCCAGTATTACTGGCAAGCGCTGGTGCAGTAATTGTCAATACAGCGTACATATAGAAGGTGGCAATTGGAAAGTAAGCGCAAAGGGAAGAGTCAGGCGGTGGATGTGCAAGGATTGTTATCGAAGGAAGATGGAGAGGGAGACCAAGTAAATGTATTACGACTCTCATGTTTCGCTTGTGGTCAACTTCACCCAGCATCCAGGCTGGTTCGTTTGCCGGATGGCAGAGAGGTTGGATCCTATTCAAACGAATATCGCGTGTACTGCGAGGCCAAATGGGTCTTTCGAAAGTTTAGATCCAAGCGAACTCGGCAACTGTACTTATCGCAAGTGGCAGATGTGCGTGGCGAGGCTGGCTATGCTGAACTGTACGCAGCCATGTTAGATATCTGGAAGAGAAAGCAAGAGCAATGAGAATAGTCTGTTGGTTTTCTTGTGGAGCTGCTAGTGCTGTAGCTACAAAGATAGCGCTTGCAGAGAGAGAGAGTGAATTGGTCATAGCTTACACCGAAGTGAAAGAAGAGCATCCTGATAACAGGCGATTCTTAGCTGAGTGTGAGGAGTGGTTTGGCCAAAAGATTGAGGTTCTTGGTAATGACTTTTACGATAGGTCAATCTATCGGGTGTTTGAAAAGAATTACATACGAACACCAAAGGGCGCACCATGCACCAGGGCATTAAAAAAGCAGATTAGAGAGCGCTTTGAAAGGCCAACAGACCGGCAAGTGTTTGGCTATACAGCAGAAGAGCAAGCTCGATTGGATCGTTTTATAGATGCTAATGCTGATGTCAATATTTGGACTCCATTGATTGATAAGGGCTTGGGTAAGGAGGATTGTTTGGCAATGTTAAAGAATGCTGGTATTGAGTTGCCAGCCATGTACAAACTTGGGTATCACAATAACAACTGCATCGGTTGCGTTAAAGGTGGCATGGGTTACTGGAACAAGATAAAGGTTGACTTCCCAGAGCATTTTGACCGCATGGCAAAGCTAGAGAGGTTCAAGAAACAAACTATATTTAAGGATAGATATCTCGATGAGTTAAAGCCAACAGACGGCAACTATCCACAAGAGCCAAACATTGAGTGTAGTATTTTCTGTCAAATAGCAGAGCAAGAGTTAAACAAATGATTTGTGTGAATGATGGCTGTGATAGCCACGAGATTAAGGTAGCGGAGACCAGAGCGCATGAGACTAAGAACTGGATTAAGAGACGTAGAGTCTGCAAGCAATGTCATTGCTCGTGGTGGACAGTTGAGATGGGTGAATTTGAGTTGAAAGATAATACTTTACAAAGCCATGGCTAATCTGCTAAAACATCAATTCGGGGCCATAACCCAGCCCTTTGGAATGGAGTGTTGCCAGACCAAGATAAACGCAGCTGAATCACGAGGGATGACCATCGAAGAGATCGGGCCTAGCATCGTGGAGGTGAATAACCCAAGCACAGCGATAAACGATAAACACTCTCTGAAAAGAGATATCTCGCTATATAAGCGGGTGAGGTTCTATTCAAATGAATTTTGATCTCCCAAAGAAACCTAATATTAAGTTAAAGCCAAAGCCACAAGACCGAAGGCAGATAGCGATTGTGCCATTGCGAGCTGTGATGGATAAGAGCCTGAGTCTTGGGGCGCTCAGAGTCCTTTGCATGGTGTGTGCGTATGCGAACCGAAGTGGGATTACATGGGTTGGTCAAGAGAGATTGGCTAAGGATTTGAGTGTTAGTCGCAGAACTGTTACCAGCCAGATGAAACAGCTACGAGAGTTGCACTACGTTGAGAGACTCAACAAGGGTGCCAGGCTATCTCATACATCAACGATGCGGATTGTTTATAACGAAGATATCTCATTGCTAGATGCTTTAGCATTGAATACTGAGGATGGTAGAAGTCCATACATGATTTTGAAAGAGGAGAGAGAGATGGCTAAGAAGGGGTCTAAAACGAACGTTAAGGCAGTTAAAACGCTTGGGGAATATGTGGATAGCAAACAAGGGATTGAGAGCAATGGAGAGCCTGTATCGCCTTATAACAGCAAGTTGGAGATAGTTGAGTTGTTATATGGAAAAGTGTATATAGACAAAAAGACGATAAATGACTTAGACCTAAAAGCTATCGAGATTGCAGAATCGATAGGTTTAACTAATCAGCAGTTCGCACATGACCTAGAGCTGTGGCTGAGAGCCAGACCAGAGCGGCCTGACTCAATCATTGACTACAGTCGTGGCTTGTAACGTACCCAATCGGTGGTATGCATACGGCACAGGCAGAGGTGTGTGTGTACAAAGAAAGCATCATGCCCTCTGCGCTTGGCTGGAGGCGGTTTGCCAGCGAGGCGGCATACCTCTCCCCCCCACCCTCCCACTAGGGGCGGGGTGTATCACTCAAATTTTCCCCACTTTTTTAAGGAGGTTATATGGAATTAGTCGAAGACAATTACTTTTACGAGAGGAGCGAGTAAATGGAAGAGCAAGAGAAGTTGAAAAGAGAGCTGCACAGCTGTAGCCTTGGCTTACTGAGACAGGGTTTCTCCCTACAAGCAGTTGTTCATGCGATGATAGTGGAGTCTCAGAGGCTGTCGGATTCAGCAAACGTAGTAGAGGCAATAGAAGAAAGTAAATTTAAACCATAAGAGGAGAAAAGAATGGCATATGAAATGAAAGAAGGTAGCTTTACGCTATTCGTCAACGACAGAAAGCGTGGAGAAACAGATGCGGATTGGACAGGCAGTATCAAGCTGGCTGATGGCCTTGAGTATTGGTTCAATGCGTATGAGAAACAGGCCAAGACAGGCAAGAAGTACCTAGCCGGTAAGATTGGCAAGCCCAAGCAAGCTGGCTTTACTGCTCGCGGCAACGATGAGATGCCTAAGTCAGATAGCGATATTCCATTCTGATGGCTAGAGTTAAGTCAAATCTGAGTACGCAGATCCCCTCCATGCAAAATTGGGGTGGGATTCGGTCTATACAGAAGAGGTTAGAGCGCTCCGCTACCATTATGGAGAACAAGGAGGCGGTAGCGTATAGCCTACTCTGTATGGCCAACACCAAGATTACGGATATTATGGAGTGGGATGACCAGGGCAAGATCCAAGTCAAGGCATCTAAGGATATTCCCGAACACGCTCTACAAGCCATCAAGACAATTAGAGTGAATAAGGATGGGAACCTAGAGTTGGAGCTGTACGATAAGGTGGGAGTCCTAAGATTGCTGGCCAAGGCCTCTGGATTGCTGGATAGCCCAGATGATTCGGATAGGCCATCGGTTATCGGTATCAATATTAAGCCACCCGATATTGAAGACGTAGAAATAAAATAACAACACCCCCTTTACTTTTCTATTTTTTTCAGAAAGAATGTCTCCTATAGCGATATCGCTATTAACTGAGGAGAATGTAATGACTACATTTACAACTGAAGATAGAGAGAACTC